ATCTTTCATCGCTTTCTCTTCTAACCGCTTCAGCATCTCCGTTCCGCGTCCGGTCACGAGTTTCCACGCAGGTCTCGCGGTGTTAGGCTCTGGGACTGGCTGTGCCCAGTCAAGGATCTTGTTCATGACCCCCAAAGTCCACTTTCCGCTCGAGTCCAGGTGCTCGGGATTTATCCACCCTTTCACGAGGTGCATTGTTGTGTTGGCTTTCTTCTTCCTCTCCAATTCGCGTGTTTGATACACGGACCCTTGTCCTCTCTCAACCTTGTACTTACGCCAGTTCCCTCTCGGGAAATTCCACCACCTCTCCGCAACGGAGACCGAGTTTGACTCGGCTGGGACCCCTTCTTTCAATACCCATCCTGCTCGAAGCAGGACCGTGCTCACCGCCTTTCTTGCTTTCTTCCTTAGGTCAACCGACAACCTTTCTATTTGTGCAAATAGCACATCGGCTTTCTTGAAGAACGTTTTGCTGCGCAAGACAGGTACGAGGCGCACGTGGCCATGTCGGCCGGATACCTCAGAATTCCCATGTGACTTCCTACTGGACCACACGTAGTACGTTGAGTTTAGGGAGAAAACACGTTTGTGAGTCATTGTTTTCCCGGGTGACAGTGTCAGCCCAAACTTCGCTACTCCTTCCATCCACTGCTGGATCAGTGCTCTTGACGACCGGAACACAATATCGTCGCCATTTATCACCAGCTCCCGTCTTCGCTCGATCTCCCGAGCTTCGCTGATCCCGATCGCGCCCCGGAAGGCCACCAGGTTTGCTATACAAAGCAAAGGGAAGGATAACAAATCCCCCATCAACTGTCCCGTTAGACGGTCTCCTACCTTCACCATATTCTTCCCGACAAACAACCCACCTGTTTGAAACAGGGCTTCACACGCATCCCAAACCGCATCCGGAATGTACATACTCGTTGCACGTAACTCCCTTAACATTAACTGTCCCCGCCAGAGGCGGAAACTGTCAGTCGCGGAAATATAGTCCCCTGAGCAGAACATCTCGTCTGCATCAACCTGGCTCCGACTGAATCTTTTAGAACATTCTTTTGCCGTCAGCTCTCCGCGATGAACTGACCCAGATTTCACGATCTTATTGTATAGCGTCACGTGCACGCCGCGCACCTGGTTTGCCCAAGCACTTCCAATCGTTACCGTCCGGGTCTTGCCATCCTGCATAAGCACCGCGACCTTCCTGTCCCTCTCAATTTCCTTCAGTCCGACTCCCTCAGTGAGGGTGTCCGCCCACTCTCCCCATGTCCATTCTCGCTCGACTTCGACTCGAGAAGACTTACCCTCCAGGCACGTGCCCAAGCTGGCACGCTGCGCAAGACAGTTGGCGGCATAATCTATGTCCCAACCCGGCTTGAAGTGATCGTCTATCACTGACCTCAGGCTACCCTGAAAGTCCGCCACCTCTTCTGCGCTGGGATCTTCCACACTCCCAAGACCCATCTTCGCGACGTATTCTTTCAACGCCGCGTCCTTGTCGATAGGTTTTACCATTGCCTTCCTGAATAGAAAAGCGCTGGCACGCAGGCCAATTTCCTCTTCGCTGCAGCCTGGCTGCAGTCGGCCGACCCATTCCTCCAAAAAGTCCTTGCCGGGGCAAGACCTCGGAAGTGTGTTCACACTGCTGTTTGGATACAGCTGAACGCACGCCTCCCGGAACCGTTTCCAAAGCGAATCATTGTGATCGCTACACACACCTTGTTGATCAGGGGATGTATGAGCTTTCATTCAGGTTGTGCTTTTTCAACGAGGTACTACATTACTTGTGCCACTTTCGTAGGCACTGGATGCTGTACTGTACTCCTTACTTTCGACACCTATAATCCGGTGCAGGATGTCCTAGCGGCATGTTCACCGTTCCCCCCGAAAGGGGTTCAGACTGCATAGTCAAGGTATTTCATGGACGACGCCCCGCGTCTCCCTTGTACCTATGCAACTCGTTTATCCATAGCAGGTCTATAGCTTTCGCCGTTACCAACTACGCATAAAACTATCCAGAATTTCTGTTCCGCGCTGGATGCGCGCCCAGGGATCTTTCGCCTACAGCGATCGTAAAGGGAGAAGGGGACACCTAATGAAAGGCATCCCCCTCCACACACTCTCCGATATATAGCTTATATATCCGTGGCTGACCGACGTTATCGGGTCAGATGGTACGTTTGATA